ATGGGTTAAACCGATCAGAACAAGAGGCCGTTAATGCCCGGAATTGACTACACTAAAAGGTACCGCGATTATGCGCGGTTCACCCCAGCTATCTCAGAAATGTACACTCGCTATGTGGTCAATGAGAACCCCAAGCGCGAGCCGCCTGTTACTCGTGCAGAGCTGAACTTTCTCGATCCTGAGACAGGTCTGTTCTATCTTCCTTGCTCTCTGTATTCAGCCGGCCAGGCAGCAAAGAGCGCAAGTGGCGCCCATCGTACCGACATGGTAACTGGCCGCGATAAAAGTCACACAACCATCTTGGGTGACTCTGGTGGTTTTCAGATCCAGACTGGCGCAATCAAGTTCAAGGGCGACGACACCCGCAATCGCATGATGAGCTGGATGGAAAAGAACTGTGATTGGTCCATGATCTTGGACTTTCCCACAGGTGGCATCCAAATGGGCAACATCGACCAGCATTACGATCGTCTAACCGCTGATCTAAATCCTGAACTTCCAGACTCGGGCAACGCCCAAGCTTTGAACGATCTGATTCTGAAAAACGGCGGCGATCCCAACAGTTACAATGACAGGATGTTCTACACCTGCATGTTGCAGACCATCATCAACAACGATTGGTTTGTACAAAACCGCACTCCAGGAGCAACCAAGTTCCTGAATGTTGTGCAGGGTAGGAACGAAGCAGAGAGTCGCATCTGGTACGAAAACGTCAAACACTATCCGTTTGAGGGTTGGTCACTGGCTTCGCACCACAAGGAAAACTTTGAGATGACTCTAAGTCGCATCATGCAGATGCGAGATGACAATCTCCTTGCAGACCGCGATTGGATGCACTTCTTGGGTGTTGGCAAGTTCCAGCATGGTTGCGTTTATACCACTATCCAGCGTCAGATTCGTGAGCAGCTCAACCCCAACTTCACGATTTCATACGATGTTTCCAGTCCGTTCACGCTGGCTGCATATGGCAAGGTCTTTGTTGGTTACAACCTGGACAAGAACAGCTGGAGCATTCAGGGCGAAAAGCTAGACGGCAAGAACTTCCTACGCGAGGGCTCCTATGATACAGAGCATTTCCGTAGCGAGCAAGCAACTGACAAGCATGGTAATCCCGTATGGTTGCGAGACAAGATAACTGGTGAGAACTTGCTCGACGAGCACGGAAATCTCTCACCAAAACTGCGCGAAGTCCTCGACCGTGTTGAGACAACCCACTACGAAGGTGGTGCAGACAGTGAACGTCCATTCTTGGATGTTCTCAAGGACATGTTCAACGAACGGCTGGGCAAGGTCAGTGGAGGTCGCTTTATTGAGACTGAAGTTGGCAAGCAGCTCAAGATGGGTGACATCTGCGTCAATGGTGATCCAAAGTTCACTTCAACGTGGGACGTGGTCACCTACGCACTTCTAATGAACCACAACATTCAGGTTCACCTTGAGGGCGTGTTTGAAACACAGGATCTTTACGACAATGGCGACCCTCAGTTTGTTCCTGCAGAGCTTCTGCAGATCAAGGACGTCATCGAGGAAGTATTCCGTAGTGAAACTCCCATGGACGTGATTGCCCGTAATCGCAAGGTCTTGAACTTTATCGCCGGCAGCAATGCTGAAAACGGTGTTCCTGATTATAGCGAATTTGCGCTTTCCAATGTTAAGGATCATAGGACAGTGCAGCAGGCTCGAAAAGAGTTTGAGGAAGCGGAAGCTGGAAAGCGAGCCGCAGCCCAACCAACCAAGCTTGCCGATGATCTTTTTGAGTTCTGAGGAATAAATGGGTAACATCGTCTATGATAAACTGATGACGTTGATGCCTGGCCGCCGGAAGACAACCTCTTCCGGCTGGACCAGCACTAACGGAGTTTGTTGTGTTCACAATGGTGAAACGCCGGACACTCGTGGCCGTCTAAGCATCACAATGGGCACTGTTGATGATGGTGTGATTGCCCGTTGTTTCAACTGTCACTTTGTTGCTATTTGGAAACCAGGTCAAGCGCTTGGTAGGAAGATGAAGAATCTTCTCGGTTGGTTTGGTATGCCGGATGAAGAAATTCGCAAGTTGAATTTCAACATCTGGCAACAAAATCAGAATAGTGCGCTTGGTACGATTTATCAGCCCAAACCGTACACTACCTTGGCATTTAAACCTCAGCCACTGCCTCCGGGATCTCGGAAGGTGATGGAATTGCTGGTTGAAGGTTGCGAAGATCCAAACTTCATGTTGGTAATGGAGTATCTAGTAACCCGAGGCGATGATATCGTCGAAGGATATGATTACTACTGGACACCAAACAAAGCGGGCGATATGAACCGCAAGCTGATTATACCATGCTTTTGGGATGATCAGATTGTTGGCTACACTGCCCGAGCCTGCTTTCCAACAAAGCAACGATACTACAAGGATGTTCAAGGCGACTATCTGTTCAACACAGAAGTAGCTAAGAACGATTGGGAGTATCTATTCCTTTGTGAAGGACCCTTTGACGCCATTGCGATAAATGGTGTTGCAGTCATGGGCGGTACAGTCACTGACAACCAAGCCCGATGGTTGAACCAGCTTGGTAAGAAAATCATCGTAGTTCCCGACATGGAAGCTGGTGGTGGATATCTCGTTGATGCAGCTTTGAAAGAAGGCTGGAGTGTTAGTTTCCCCAAGTGGGACCCGGGTATCAAAGACGGTGCCGATGCGACCAAAACTTATGGAAAACTCTATACAGTCTGGTCGATTATTGACGCCCAGGTCAGTAACAAACTAGAAATAAACGTGCGCCGACAGCGCCTACGATAAGAAGACCAGGAGGTCCAATTGAGCCAGAAGAGAAAAGAAGAAGTTGAGCTCAAGGACTATAGTCAGGAAGTCCAGAAGGTCCTGATTCAGTTCATGCTAACTGACAACACATCATACGTGCGTTGTCAGAATATCGTCAAGCCAGAATACTGGGACGAGAAGCTGCGACCAGCAGTACGATACATTCAGAAGTTTACCGGCGAATACCGCACTCTGCCGACTCCAGAGCAGGTAAAGGCTGAAACAAGTGTGGATGTTCCAATCATCCCCAACATTCAGCCTCAGCATAGCGAATGGTTCCTAGATACCGTTTCGGACTTCTGTAAGCACAAGGCAATGGAACAGTTGGTCTATGAAGGACCGCAGCTTCTAGCCAAAGGCGACTACGCAGAACTGGAGCGACGCTCCAAGGAAAACATGCTCATCAGTCTACAAACTGAGCTGGGCACTGACTACTTCATGGATCCGCTAGAACGCCTTCAGAAGATGAAGGACAAGACGGATACTACCTCAACTGGTTGGAAGGAAATTGATCACAAGCTTTACGGTGGCATGAACCGTGGTGAGATCACCTTCTTTTGTGGTGGACCTGGTACGGGTAAGAGTCTCTTCTTGCAGAACCTTGCACTCAACTGGGTTCAGATGGGTCTCAATGTCATCTATATCACTATGGAACTTAGTGAAGAGCTCGTTGGTCTACGCTACGACGCAATGATCACTGAAACGCCCACGAAGATGATCTTCAAGGATATTGAAGATATCGCGATGCGTCTTGGTATGATGCGAAAGAGCGGCGGCAAAGCCCACACTTGGGGTAAGCTGCAGATCAAGAAAATGCCAATGGCCGGTACCAAGGCTAATGACATTCGTGCTTATCTGCAGGAATACGAAATCCAGACAGGTCATCGTCCTGACGCCATGGTCGTTGACTACTTGGATCTGATGCATCCCAACAGTGGTCAGATTTCAGTAAGTGATCAGTTCATCAAGGACAAGTTCACTTCAGAAGAGCTTCGCGCACTAGCAGTGGAATGGAACATCTTGTGTGCAACTGCGTCGCAGCTCAATCGTGCATCGGTTCAGGAACAGGACTTTGACGCAAGTCACATTGCAGGCGGTATTTCGAAGATCAACACCGCGGATAACGTGTTGGCCATTTTGACAACCACTGCCATGAAGGATCGCGGTGAATATCAGATCCAGTTCCTCAAAACGCGTTCAAGCTCTGGTGTTGGTCAAAAGGTCTTCTTGAAGATTGATTCTTCAACGCTTCGTATTCAAGATGCTCCACAGGAGATGAGTGAAGGTCGAGGTTCGGGCGTAAGTGCTATGCAAGCTGGTCTACTCAACAAGGTACAAACTGTTGTACCTAAGAGTATTGGTACGGCATACAGTCCAGATAAGAACTCCACAGCAACCGCGCCTGCGGCAGCAACGCCAAGCGCACCTGTAGCCGAAACTGCGGGCAAAGCTGCGGCATCGGGTGCCCTACTACGAAACCTAGCGCTCAAGAACCGCGACTAAGCGGTTTCACTAAATACGTGACGCGCCAGTAAGGAGATTCACGAATGACTCATCAACCTGATGACATTAGGAGGTATATCAGGCTCACTGAAGCCTCGTTCATGTCAAAGGACGGTGAGGACGTGATCCTAGAAGGTATCGAGGTTCCAGACCTCGATACCACTGGTATCCTAAAAGAGGATATAGGCGATATGATCTTCAAGCTTCGTAGCTACAGTGAAAGCGATACTTCTGCTGATTATGCTCGAGGTGTAGAGGAAGGATTGGCACTTGCGGCTAACATGCTCGAAAGGCTGTTGGAACGCCACTCTGATAACTCTAACAAATAAGAGGCACCAAGATGAAAGACGGTCGCGTCAAGAGTCTCATCGAAGAGCTCGATCTGTTTGTTCCCCAACGAGACAAACATCAGGTTATAGAGGCTCGCGCCACCAACGTCATTGCTAGTGCGATGAATCTGGTTAGCCTCATCAATGAGAGTTTTACAACAGAAGAAGCTGAGGAACTAAACCGCCGCCTCTTCAACGCAATCAAGAACCAGGATCCTGACAAGTTCAATCGCAAGATCCGAGAGTTCCGTAAGATTGAGGAGAGCAAGCGTGGCAAATAATAGCGATGAACTACGCCGCCTGATGAACTTGATGGAAACCGTTCAGCAACCAACACTGGTTGAGGGCTGGGTGGATAATCTCAAGACCAAGATGGATCGACGCATGGGTGAAAAGGAGCGTGCCAAGATGGCCGCTGAACTCACCAAAGAATACTACACTTGGCTAGGTCACAGTAAGCGCGTTGGTGCTCTTGACGATCTTGAGCGATTTATGACTCACCGCGTTGGATTCAATGACAACGATATCAAGGTGGTGCTAGACCAAGCTGGTCTTTCCCAACCAGCAGAAAAACCAACTGCCGACGATGCGGAAGTCAAACCCACCAAAGCTGAACCAGCTGCGTCTACTACAAAATCTGCCGAGACACCTGCGTCGGAAGAAAAGCCTAAAGAGTATGATGCAGAAGAAGGCGTTCCAATCCCCCAAGATCTGAACACTAAATTGTCCGACTATAAGGACATTGGTAATGGTGTTGAACAGACCAAGGCCGACAATGAAATGGACCCAGGCGAGATCAAGGACGATCCCCGCAAGTATCAAGCCAAAAGCGGCGAGTGGGATCGTTCCAAGATCAACGATAAGCTGTCCAAGATGCCAGTTGGTGCCAAGTTGACGCTGGGTAAGAGCACCTTTCGACGAGTCAAGGGAAATCAGACAGCTACTGATTTTATCGACCCAAGGGCTAAAACTGAATCAATCAACGAAGCAAATGCTCAAGCACTTAGTCGATCAACCATTCGCGATGTTATGGATGCTGTTGCAGCCCAGGTAAATGACGAATACCTCTATAACGGGCCAGAGCGTGATAGGGATGGCGAAAAGCCAGTGGGTCGCGCAGCAGGTCGTGCTTCTGCAGACAATAGCGCAACTGATGGTGCGGAAAAGGCTCCAACAACAAACAAGCCTGGCAAAGCTGCTTCTGGTTCCTACGAT